TGTGAGATATTAACCACGCCAGATTCGCGAGAGTGCATCAGGGAAAAGCTGGTTTGGGTGAGGGCGTAACAAGATGCCAACCGCACCAAGGCACAGGCAGACCAAGGCGGAGCGTTTAACGTGGGGTGCGAGAGGTGGCGGCTCGACGTGCGACAGGTTCTATCAGTCAAAGGCATGGCGAAGACTTCGCCGGGAATTGTTAGCAATTAACCACGCGTGCGAGACATGCGGCGACCTGTTAAGCCGCAAGGAAGTGCACCACAAAATACCGCGACTAGAGCGGCCTGACTTGGCGTTTAAGAAGAGCAACCTTCAAGTGCTTTGCAAATCGTGCCACAGCAAAGAAACCTACCGCGAAACCCTCGGCGCAAATAGGGGGGGTGGGTTCGTTTCAGAAAGTCAAAAGCCGTAGAACCGTTTGCCCCTAAGTGTGCAGTTTTTTGGCATAAGTTACGAGGTCAAAAACCATGGGTGAAAGAGGACCAGCCAAAGGCCAAGGCGGCCGGCCACGTAAACCACTGGCAACCCATATCGCCGAAGGTACGTTTGATAAATACCGCCACGCCGAGCGTAACGACTTGGCGCCGGACGGGTTGCCGTCGGACTTGCTTGAACTGGAAACGTTCGGTCCGTATGGCGCCGCATTATTCAAAGAATTAACAAGCGAGCTAGAACGGCACGGCCTGGTGGGGCGGCTCGATAGCGCGACACTGTCAGCACTGTGCTACTGGTGGAACGAGTTTGCAACACTAGCCAACGGCAAACCATTGGCCGGCGATCGGGCCGAGGCTTCCAGGCAGATACGCAAACGCGAGGCGTTTACCCAGTTCGCCAGGCTAGCATCTAAGTACGGGCTCGATCCTCAAAGTAGAGCCACACTATCAACACAGAAACCAACCGTTGAAACTAACCCGTTCGAGGAATACTTAAAGCGGTCAAGGGGGCTGGAGTGATACGCGCAACCACGAACGCCGAGAAAGTGACCGACTATGTCGAGTCGGTACTAACTGGCCGCCGCGTTGCCGGCAAGCTGGAACGCTACGCGTGCGAACGCTACCAGGCCGACCTAGTTAACCTGGATGACCTGGGGTTACGGTTTGACCAGGGCATAGCCAGCATGGCGTGCGACTTTTTCCCGCTACTGCTGCACTCAACAGGAGAATACGCCGGCCAGGCGTTCGATTTAGCACCGTTTCAGCGGTTTATTTGCTGGAATCTGTTCGGTTTCAGGCGAAAAAAAGACAATTTGAGGCGTTTTCGTAAGGCTTTTATATCAATGGGGAGGGGTAACGGTAAGAGTCCATTTGCTGCGGCACTGCTTTTGATGCTATTTGGTTTCGATTATCCGCACGAGCCGCGGGCTGAGTGCTACACGGTCGCCACCAAACGCGACCAGGCACGGATTGTATTTGATGAAATTAAGCGATTCGTCGAGCGGCAACCCGATCTAAAAAAGTTAGTCAAGATACTGCGAAGCAATTTGACCATCCCGTCAACCGGATCAACACTAGAACCACTGGGAAGCGACAGCAAAACCAAAGACGGTTTAATACCGCACGCAATTGCCCTAGACGAACTGCACGCCTGGAGCCATTACCACGCAGAACTCTGGGAGAAACTCGCTACAGCACTAGGCAAGCGGCGGCAACCGCTACTGATTGCGATCACCACCGCAGGTAACGAAAAGTCAACCGTATGGCGTGAACAATACGAGGCGGCCGTTGACGTGGTAACGCCAGCCTGCCCTATGCGGGCCGATGACGAGTTTATCTACATTGCACAGATTGACGAAGAAGACGACCCGCTTGACGAATCGACCTGGCCGAAGGCCAACCCGCTACTAGAGTCAGGCGTTGTCAAACTCGATTACCTCAGAAGCGCCGCGGCAGAGGCAAAGAACTCAGCCGCATCTCTGACAAGCTTCACCCGCTACCACTGCAACCGCCAGGTGACCAGCGTTGACAAGTTGCTACCGGCAGAACTATGGGCGAGGGGCTCGGGTGAACTACCCGACCTGGCCGGCAGGGAGTGCCACGCGGGGTTTGACTGGGGTTGGCGAGACGACCTGGCAGCTATGGCGTTAGTGTTTCCGCTCGACAAGAAAACCGTAGAAATCGAGAACCCCGAAGCGGAGAGCGGCGAACAGCCAGCCCAGGAAGAGCGGCGGCAATACGCGGCGATTGTCCGCGCATGGTGCCCAGCCGGGGCGCCGCGGGATATGACAGCCGAACCATGGGCCACTTGGATCAAAGCCGGTTGGCTAACGGTCACGCCTGGCGACACAACCGATACGGCAGCGATTTACGCGCAACTCAAACAAGACGCGGCAACCTACGGCATCAAGACAATAGCACTAGACGCAAACAACTGCCGCGAGTTTGGCAGCCAGGTCAAGACGCTATTCGGAATCGAGCCATTCTGGTTTGGTCAAACCGCCTACAAATTCAACGAGCCGACCCATGAGCTAGTGAACAGCCTGAAGGAGGGCCGGTTTTTGCACGGCGACAACGGTCTATTGTCTTGGTCAGCAAGTAACCTGGTGGTTGAGGCCGACAACCGCGACTACATACGACCGGCCAAGAAACAAGCACGCGACAAAATCGACCCAATGGTAGCCCTCATTATGGCGATCAGTGAATGCCAATTTGCCGAGAAGGCGCCACCCAATCCATACGCCAACGCAAACGACGAAACAGCGAGTTTAATATTATGAGCGACCCAACGCAGTTCATGACGTTTCAAATCGATGCGGCTTACCAGGCACCGCAGGCCAGCCACTTGGACACAGATGCCGGCTGGTCAGATGGCGCATTTAGTGCAGGCCGGACCGACTCAGGCGAGCGAGTGAGCCCGACCACCGCGATGAGTCACGGCCCGGTCTGGCAGGCGGTTAATATTCTTGCCGGCGACGTTGGTCAAATGCCGGTCCACAAGATGCGGCGCAAAGGTCGGGAAGTAAACAAAGACCGCAGGCACGCGGCCGAGCGGTTATTAGTCGACCAACCAAACGACTTCCAGACGCCAAGTGAGCTAAAAGAATTCTTGATGCAGTCGGCTCTACTTTGGGGCAATGGTATTTGTGGTATTGTCCGCGACCAGGCACGGCGGCCGGTTGCGTTGGTGCCGTTCATGCCGAGCCGCACCAGGTACGACCGCCTGGCCGATGGGTCGTTTTGGATCTTAACGAGGCTACGCGGGCCGCGCGACGAAGAAACAGCAGTACCGGCGGAGGACACGGTACACCTGCGCGGCCTGGCGAGCGATGGGTTCTGGGGATTGTCGGCGGTGCAGGTCGCGCGGAACGTCATCGGCCACGGCCTGGCACTTGAAAAGCACGGAAACAAAACATTCCGCAACGGTGCAACACCGTCAGGCGTACTACAGACCGAGTCAACGATTGACCAAGACGTGCGGCGACGAATGCGGGACGAGTGGCAGAGCGTTTATAGCGGATCAGAGAACGCCGGGCGGGTGCTCATTCTCCAAGGCGGGTTAAGCTATGAACCTATAAGCATGTCAAACTCTGACGCCCAATGGTTGGATGCTCGCAAAATAGACCGCGAGTTTATTGCGTCAATATTCAACGTCCCAGCGTTCAAGCTCAACGCGCTCGATGCGGGCGGCGTGAGGGCCAACCTGGAAGAGCAGAACAAGGATTACTTCATGACGAGCCTCAGTCGGTGGACTAACAAGCTGGCCGAGGAGTTCCGGCGCAAACTATTAACCGCCCAGGAACGCAAAAGCGGCAACCACTTTTTCCGATGGTTCCCAGAGGCGTTTCTGCGCGGCGACACTCAGACGCGGTTTACCACCTACGCCACTGCGATTGCTAGCCGGATCATGTCACCAAACGAAGCGAGGGCTAAAGAAGACTTGAACCCTTACGACGGCGGCGACGAATACTTGAACCCAGCTATTGACACGAGCCCCGACCAGGCCGACAGCGACCAGGCCGAAGAGGCGGCAATTGAGGCGTTGATAAATACGCAGGTAGGCGCGTTACTGTCAGCCGAGGTACAGCGGGCCAGCCGCATGGCTAGCGATCCAGCGAAGCACCCGAAGTTGAAAGACTTCTATAAGGCTGATCGGTTTGAAGCGTTCGCCGAACCATACCTGGCCGCGGCGGTTGACGTGGCGAGGGCGGGACGGTATCCGGCAGCCAGGTGGCGCGACGCAATCCAGAGACACGCGGCGGCGAGTGTAACCAGTTGGCTTAGTGACGCGGCAGCACGCCAAGCCATTACGCAACGGGCAGAAACCCTAACTTCTCAAATACTAGGAACCAATAACGATGAATGAACTATACCTTTACGACGTGATCGGCGAAGACATCTTAGGCGAGGGGCTCAGCGCCCGAACAATCCGCGACGAACTAGCCGACGTAGAGCGGGGCGGTGAGTTGTTGCTACGGATCAACTCACCAGGCGGCGACGTGTTCGAGGCCGAGGCGATAGTATCGCTATTGTCGGATTACCGCGTTTCCGCACGCATCGATGGCGTGGCAGCCAGTGCGGCAAGTTATATTGCAGCCCACGCTGATAACGTCGAGATATCAGACGGCGGGTTTTATATGGTGCATAACCCTTGGACTATCACTGTTGGCGACGCGTCAGAGCACGCCAGGACCGAGCAACTGCTGGAAAAACTAACCTCCAGCCTAGCAAAAGCCTACGCCACCAAAAGCGGCCAAAGCGTCGAAGATGTCCGCGAGTGGATGGACGCTGAAACGTGGTTTACTGCCGACGAGGCGTTCCAGTACGGTTTCGCTTCGACGATCACCGAAACCCGCGCGGCGGCTTGTGCAGTGCCGGCTGAGTTCGGCTACAAGAACCAACCACTGACGCCGGTCGCACGAGCGGATAAACCACGGGCAACAGCCAGCCGGCTACGGGCGGCCGATCGGTTGCGGTTAGCACGGGCACGGTTGGAACTCAACGCCGGCTAAAAAGAGGGCATCTCTTGAGAAATGTCCTGTTTGGCGGCCCGTGTTACTGAACCGGGCTCGAAATCCGCCGCCAGGCAGCACTAACGCTGCAAATAGGTGTACTGAGTCACCAGGCAGCAAAAGCCCCACAGCGGCCAGAATTGACCTATTCCCGGCGATTTGCACCAATTGCACTGTTCGTGCGTATAGGTAAAATAAGAGACACAACCTAACGACCTCTAGCGGTCAGGGCGGGCGAACGGCCAGCACCGACCAACAGAAGACGCAATACGAATCGACCACCGAACCGGCGGCGTGGATTGCAAGGCGTTACTTAACCGTTAACGCCGGTAATTCGCGCCGCCGTTTTTTCGTGCGCGCGGAGCCGGCAGACCTGAACCACAGGAAACCGAAACCGTGAATTCCCAACAACAACTTAACGCAACCCTTGAGCAACTGGCCGAAGTCAACGCTGAAGCCGAGGCAATTTCTAAGATTATCGACAGCGGAGAACAACTCGACGATTCCCAGCAAGCACGTTGGGCCGAGTTAATGGATGAGGACACTGGCGAACTGGCAACCATCACCGCCAAAAAACAGCAACTTGAAAAGGTCGTCAGCGAGCAGAAGCGACTTTTGGCAAATCGTCAAAGCCTGATCTCTGCCGGATCACTCCAACCGGTTGCCGAAGAGGCACCGATTGAAGGCGCGTACCAGGCCGAGGCGAAATTGCCAACGGTTAAAAACAAGTTTGCTGGCAAGCTCAAGGCGTTTAAGGACGACGAACTTGGTGAGGCTTACGGCGCCGGCCAATGGCTCAAAGCGGTTGTGGCACTTCAAGCCGGTCGACGTGACGAGCAAGCCGAACAAAAGGCAGCCCGCTACGGTTCGCCGATCCTGGCAACAGCAACCGAAGGCACCAACAGCGCCGGCGGTTACTTGGTTCCCGATCCGGTTAGCGCCGCGATTATCAACGTCCGCGAGGTCAGCGGTATCAGTCGGCAGATTTGTCGCGTTGTCCCAATGACCAGCGATACGCTGTCGATCCCCAAGAAAACCGGAACAGTCACGGTGGACTATCCATCGGAAGCCGCCGCGATTACCGCCGACGACCAGACCTGGGGCCAAGTGGCCTTAACTGCCGTTCGTCGCGCGTGCCTGGCAAAGGTTTCGCAAGACCTGGTCGACGACGCAATCATCCCAGTGATTGACGACCTGGCCGCAGAGATTGGTTCTGACTTGGCTATTCAGGAAGACAACGAACTGATCAACGGCGACGGCACGTCCAGCTATGGGTCAGAGACTGGACTGGTTTCTTCCGCTACTCAGTCTACAGAGGTAACGGGCGACTGGACTGCGGCGACTATGGGTGACCTCACGGCATTGATGGGCAAAGTCGGAGCAAAATACTGGGGCAGCGGCGCCAGTTGGATTGCTTCGGCCGCGTTCTACCACTCGGTCATGCTCGATTTGCTGGCCGATGCTGGCGGCAACACGTTAGCTACATTGGCAGCCGGTGCTGGCCAACCGTCATTCTTGGGTTACCCCGTGTTCCTCACGGACCAGCTACCAACCGCGTCAACCTCGGTCGGCTCTAATTGCCTGTTTGGCGCGTTTGATAAAGCGGTCATTATCGGCGACCGGGCCGGTGTACGGGTGCAAACCTCAAGCGAGCGTTACTTTGACGAGGACAACCTGGCAGTACGGGCAACCGTGAAGTACGACATTAACGTACATGACGCGAGTGCCTACTCCGAGTTGAAATTTACGGCATAACCAGCCCCCTTTCCGGTGGGCCGGCGCGACTTCTCAGACACAGCGCGCCGGCTCGCCGTTTTCATAAGGCGACGCAATGGCGCTAATTATTACAACGCAACCCGTCGAGGAACCGGTCGACGTGGCCGAGGCAAAGCGGCACCTTCGGTTGTCGGCTGGTGAAGACGTGCAGGTTGCTTTGCTAATCGAGGCAGCCCGCGAGCGGTGCGAACGGGAACTAGACCGGGCCATTATGGCGACGACCTACAAATACACATTGCGCACCTGGCCGGGCAATTTTATCGAACTACCTAAGCCACCGCTAACCTCAGTGACCGAAGTTCGATACACCGACACGGGCGAAGCAGAGCAGACGTTAACCGCTTCAACTGATTACACAGTGGACACAACCAGCACGCCTGGCCGGGTTTGTTTAATCAAGAATAAGAGTTGGCCCAGCGTATCGAGTGACGCGGCTCACCCAATTCAAATTACTTACGTTGCCGGCTACGCGTCAGCAAACGAAGTACCCAGCGCAATTAAACAGGCAATTATGTTATTTGTGGCCCACTATTACGAGAACCGCGAACAGGTGACGGTTGGCGGGACCGGTGCCGTGCTACCACAAGCCGCAACCGACCTCCTGGCCGCGTTTCGCTGGGGGCAGGAGGTGCAAATATGAGAGCCGGAAGATTACGCCACCAGGTCAGCGTAGAGCAGAAGAGTGACACCTACCTAAGCACGGGTGAGCCAACGCAAACTTGGACAACGTACCTTGCATCAGTGCGTTGCGAGATACGCGGCACCGGTGGCGGCGAGCGGCGGCGTGGTGTGCAAACAGAGAATAACCCAGCAACTACGCTAACTTTCCGGTACGACGACGCAAAAACAATTACCGCAGACATGCGGATAAAAAACAGCGGGCGAACGCTCAATATTCAGCGAATTGAAGATCCTGACGGCCGCGGCGAGCGAATTGTAGCCACTTGTGGTGAGGTGTCTTGATGGCAGCCCCAATAGAGTACGAGGTGACTGGCATCGAATCGCTAGACGCCGACATAAAAAAACTAGTCTCCGAGCACGGCAACAAGGGCGTAAATAAGGCGATGAGGGAAGCATCAAAGCACATTGCCAAATCTATCGTACTTCCACGCGTAAAAAGCAATGTAGCGGTGAAAAGCGGCTTTATAAAGCGTCAATTCAAGGCAAAAGCACTCAAGAGGAGCCGTTCTAAAGTCGGTTACACCGTCGGTTTTACAGACGATTTGTTCAAGGGTGACACGTTTTACTATGGTTTTCTAGAGTTCGGAACCAGTCCGCGGTCGACTAATCGACGTTTTACCGGCCAAATCAAAGAAGATGCGGTGCTGCGAACGGCACTTTATGACAACAAAGGCGCCGCGAGGCAGAAATTTTTAGACAATATCGGCGACTGGATCAAAGAAGCGAACCAATTAGGCAAAGGTAAATAAATGTCCGACATTGGCGAGGCGATTATCACACAACTTAAGACCGAGACCACGGTAACCGACCTGGCCGGCTCGAGGTTTCGGCCAGACGAGCTATCACAAGGCGAGACATTGCCGGCGGTGGCGTATTTTGTGTTTGCGGAGGATTCTGAGTCAGCATTGACGGGCAAGGTTGGATTGGCTCAGTCCCGAGTGCAACTAGACTGCCACGCGACCACACGAGCGGCGGCCAATGGCCTGGCAGGCGCAATTGTTGACAAGCTCGACGGACTAACCGGGACTTATAGCGGCATCACAATTTATGACTGCTTTAAAGACAATAGGTATTACCGGGTTGATGCACCAGAACCAGGGGCCAGTATAAGCCGGCGCCGAGTGGTGCTGGATTTCGTAGTGAATCACTCCGAACCAGTACCGACACTTTAAACCGAGGAGATAAAACAATGCCAGAACAAACACAAACAGGCCACGGCGCAACATTAACTTTTACGCCACAGGAACCAGAAGACAACCACGGGGAAAATATACTTAGCACAATCAAAATCATAAGCATGACCCCACCGGCTCAATCTTGCGAGACAATAGACTTGCCACACCTTGGAATGGCAGCAAACACCATCATTCCCAAAATGCCAGCAGCCGGCATCGATGGCGGCGAATTACAGGCGACGGTAACCGTTAACCCCGAACTGGACTGGGAGAAACAGATTGGTTCCGTCGGCGTTACGGTGTTGACTTACCCCGCGCCTCCACCGCACCCAACCACTGGCGCTATCCCGGATTCACAGGTTCACACTTTCTACGGGATTTTCACATCATACACGCCAGGGGCGTTAGAAAGTACTGAGCGCATGACGGCGGAAATTACAATAGCGAAGGCCAACGATGCTGCTATCACGACAGTGTCAAATTAGAAATAGGATAAGAATGTCAAATGGTCGAAACACCGCCACCCAGAACAGCAATGCAGGTTGGGAACAAAATAGATGTTCTGCACCACGTGGGGCCGTTGTATTGTGTTTGGTTCAATGACCGCCGAGTGGGTTATACCCGAATTGACCAGCCAGAATTTATTAACTTTCTTCCGTTTATGACATCGCGGGTTGCGATGGACAACCAAGACCGCGACGAGTGCCGGCGAGCCGCGGCTGAACAATTAACTAAGGACTAGTTTGTATGGCGTTGACGCTCAAAGAGATCATGGCGGCTCAGGATAGAACACCGGTCGAGGTGGAAGTACCAGAGTGGGGCGGCGTGGTTTATGTCGTTGGTATGAGTGGAGACGACCGGGACCGATTTGACTCGACCTGGGGCGACAAACTGAGCCAAAGCAGTGAAAACGGCCCGGTTGACTTAGGCGGCCTACGGGCACTGGTGGTTAGCAAAACATTGTGTGACGCCGACGGCGTTTTACTGTGTAGCCGCGAGTCAGAGGTAACACAGCTAGGGCGTAAAAGTGCATCAGCGTTAGACCGAGTGTTTGCGTTGGGAGCCAAGTTGTCAGGCATCGAGCTAGGCGACGAGGACACGGCGGGAAACTAGAGCGCCGGCCAAGCCGGCGGTTTGTTTTAGAGTTGGCGATGGATTTTAAAATGCCACCGCGGCAACTACTGCAAGCGTTGAGTAGCTACGAGCTAGGCGAATACATGGCGATTTACCAACTACGGCAACAAGAACAAGAACAGGCCGAGCAAGACGCGGCCCGAAGGCTAGCGGGTAACTAATGGCTATAGGCGCTTTAACAGTAAATGTTCAAGCCAACACGGCGAAAGCCGTGAAGGGGCTTAACAAATTCGGCCAAGGAGCAAAGAACAGCGGAAAGTCTGCCAGGCATGCTGGCAAGGGGCTGAACAAATTCAGCAAAGGGGCAAAGAATAGCGGCAGGTCTGCCAAGCAGGCCGGCAATGGGGTTCGTTCGCTAAGCGGGGCGTTCATGAAAATGGCGGCCGCGGCTGGGGCGGCGGTAGCGGCGGGGGCGTCAGCAAAAGCGTTTATTTCAATTGCTGAGGGTTTGGATACGATTGCTAAAACATCGGCTAAGCTGGGAATTATGCCGGGCAAATTGATGGCGCTCCATCATGCCGCAACTCTAAGCGGGGTAGCTGTCGAGACAATGAACAAGGCGCTGCGTATGCAGGTTAGGGTTATAGCCGAGGCGGCAGCCGGCACCGGACCGGCGGTGAAGGTGATTGAGGAGATGGGGCTGTCGGCGGCGCATTTAAACAAGCTCGACCCTAGCGCACAATTCAAAGCAATTGCGACCGCAATGGAGCGATTCCCGCCACAAGATAAAGTAAGGATTTCGGCCCTGTTGTTTGGTGGCAAGGGCACCGACCTGATAAACACGCTTAAAATGGGGGCCGATGGAATCGGAAAAGTAGAGAACCGGTTGCGGCGATTAGGGGCAGCGTTTACCGCTGAACAACTGAAGAAAGTGGAAGACTTCAATGACGCAATGGCAGAACTGAAACTGATAACGAAAACTTACGGCCAGAGAATCGTTATCGAGATGGCGCCACATGTGACTAATGGCATTAAGGGACTTGCGGAAACCGTCGAAGGGTTCGCGTTGATTTTCGGCGGTTGGTCGAAACTAAAAGAAGAGAACTCTTGGATTGGCAAAGGGTCGCGAGCGGCGGGCACTGCGTGGAAATTCAGCCCGATAGGGCTTGCTCAGGGGGCCATCGGCAGAGGGGCTACATCACTAGCTAACCGCGGCATAACAGATAACATGACAGGCATAGAAAGCCAACAGATGGCGCGCCGGACTATTCGAGCGTTAGAGGGCATTAGAGATTTGACCGCCGGGCAGCGTGAAGACTTGAGGCACGCCAACCAGGTGCTGAGGATAGGGGGCCTGCCATGAGCGTTACTAGTGTTAATTATCTACTGCACACCACTCAGGACGCAGCAATTGACGACCGAGGACGGGCTACGTATACCACTAAATTTTTGGTTGAAACTGATTCAAATATGGGGCCGGCGTCAGTGGTGAACGGGGCGCAAAACATGTCGTCGGGGCTCCGAGTCCCAGGCTTATGGGACACTTACTCGTATCCGATGCTGGCAGAGTTTCCCGAGGTTGATTATTGGTCTTTCTGCCGCGACATACGAGCCGCGAAAGAGTCCGACCTGGCCAACGGTGGGCAAAAATGGATCGTAACCACAACTCACCGAGCACTCGACCCAGGAGAAGAGAAAGAAGACTCGACCGAAAACCCAGTTCTTCGGCCGGCTAAGTTTCATTGGGATAAAGAAGTATACCGGGAAGAGGTATCTATAGCACAGATTTACCAACAGAAAACCGGGGAAACGGTCAGCGACTCACCGTGGCAGGGCAATGGGCTGGTTGAAATACGCAACACGGCCGGCGGGTTATACGAGCGACCATTTGAGGTGGTCAAAACGCGGAGCGTGTTAGTCATAACAAAGAACTACCAGACGTTAAACGACGTGCTCACAAAGACAACAACCTTCCAGGGTAAGATAAATAATTCAGACTGGAAGATTGGCGCCAATGGGCCAACCGTGTTGGCTCGTCACGCTTTGTGCAGAGAAGTCACTTCAAGCCCCATGCAAACCGAACCAAAGGGCGATGGCTATGCGTGGACGTTCTATACATTAGTGTTCCGCATATCGTTAAACGACAAGCCATGGGTTGAAAGCGTCCCAGAGCGAGGGCGTAGTTACTGGGTTCCCGACCTCAAGGGGCGAGAGGACGCAAGAGAACTGAACCCTGAGGACGACAGGGATTTTGTGAAGCTAGAGTACACCGAAAACGGCGAATTTGTGAATCTCGACGCAGACGGAAAGAAGCAGTTCCACCAGGAAAACCGGCACCTATCAGACGCGCCGCCTGACCCATGTGTTACGGATTGGCTGGTGTATCCTGAGGCGAATTTTGCAACCATGCCGGTTAGTTAGATGCTCTGGCTGTTATCAACAGGGACAGAAACCGTGATCGCTGAAATCGATACATTGAATTTCATCCAGACCGACCGCGTTGTGAAGATAACGCAAGCCGGTACGACAACAACTATCACACTGGCACACGGTGACAACACAACCGACCTGGCTATAACAGGCGTTTCGGCTCGTGACGTGTTCCGTAAAATTACCAGACAAGAGGCGGCGCGGCGCGTCGCGGGAGCGTAAGAAATGGGCACGTTATTTTACACCGGGGCTGCTGTTTCGATTCCGTACAAGTGCGACTTGACTATAGGCGGCACTTGGGCGGCTAGCGACACGGTGACAATTTCTATCAACTCACGCGACCTCGTGATA